CACAAACAGTCGAAACGGTTGAAGAACAAAAGGTACCTGCAGAACCTGAAAAACAACCGCAAGACGAGAAGAAATACACGGACGCAGATGTCAATGCTATCATCGATAAGAAATTTGCTAAGTGGAAATCAGAGCAGGAAGCTAAGGAGAACGAAGCCAAAAAACTACGTGAGATGAACGAAAATCAGAAAGCTGAGTATGAGCGTAAGAAGCAAGCTGATTACATTGCTGAACTGGAAGCTAAAATCAATCGTAGTGGACTAGAGCGAGAAGCCTCAAAAATGCTTTCTGAGGGCGGTATTGCAGTTGATGATAAAATCCTAGGTCTTGTTGTCAAAGATACCGCAGAGAAGACGCAGGAGGCTGTAGAAGGCTTTGTTGCGTTAGTGAATGAACTTGCTGATAAAAAGGTAAGTGAGAAACTAAAAGGTAAGACACCGAAGAAGATGGAAGACACTTCGGCTGGTGAGATTACCAAAGAACAATTCAATAAAATGGGGTATCAAAGTAGAAACGAATTACTACAAAACAACCCTGAACTATATCATAAATTGAAAGGATAAAAATATATGACACAAACTAAAGTTGCACAATTAGTAAACCCTGAAGTTATGGCGGACATGATTTCAGCTAAATTACCAAAAATGATTAAATTCACACCACTTGCATACGTTGAACGTAAGCTTGTTGGACAACCAGGAAACACTGTTACAGTTCCTAAATGGGAATACTCTGGAGACGCTAAAGATATTGCGGAAGGCGAAGCAATCACCCCTGACCAATTAACTACTGCTAAAACTACTATGACAATCAAAAAAGCTGGAAAAGGTATTGAATTAACAGACGAAGCTGTTCTTTCAGGTATTGGTGATCCTATCGGTCAAGCGACACATCAAATCGCTTTAGCTATTGCTAACAAAGTAGATAATGACTTAGTTGAAGAAGCTAAGAAAGCTACTCAATTTGTTACTGAAGCACCTACAACTGGTGATGCACTTGATAAAGCCTTAGCAGTCTTTGCAGACGAAGAAAATGCTCGCTATGTTGCGCTTATCAATCCTGCAGATGCTATCGACTTACAAAAAGACACTGTTAAAGAGTGGGTTCGTGGTTCAGAAATCGGTGCAAATATTGTTGTTTCTGGAACTTTTGGTGAAACACGCGGCGTTCAAATTGTACGCTCTAAGAAAGTAGACAAAGGAAAAGGATTCCTTGTTAAAGTTTCTGCTGTTGAAACAGATACAGACGATGTTGCTAAATACGGAGCATTCGTTATCAACCTTAAACGTGATGTAGAAATCGAAAAAGACCGCGATATTCTTAAGAAAACTACAGTTATCACTGGGGACGAACACTATGGTGTTTACTTATACGACCCTACAAAAGTTGTAAAATTCGGAGGCGCTTAATATGGGGATGATGTTACGACGACATCACCCTAAAAAGCCTGCTGAGACTGAAGCTATCAATTATAGTGACTTAACAGTTAAAGAACTGCAAGATATTGCGAAAGAGCGTAATATCAAAGGTTATTCAACGTTGAACAAAGAGGAACTTATCGCAGTATTGGAGGGATAGCATGAAAAATATCACTCAAGCTAAGATATTGCTAGGGATTGAGGACAATCTCCAAGATGAGCTACTGACAACCATAGCAACGTTGACAACTGCTAATTTTTTAGCTTACGCAGGTGTGGATGATGTCCCAGAAGGCCTTGAGTATATTATTACCGAGGTCATTATTAAACGATTCAACAGAATAGGTGCTGAAGGGATGAAAAATCAATCCTTAGAAGGTACATCTATGACATTTAACTCTGATGATTTCAAAGAATACGATAGTGTGATTAAGCGAGTTTGCTCGAAAACATTCAATGCGGGGTTTAAGATGCTATGAGATATAACGAAAGAGTGGAGATTATCACTAAGAAACAAGAAGAGTATGATCCAGAAACAGGTGAATATACTTCTAGTGAAGACGAAGGGTTGATTGTTCCAGTTCATGTAATGGACTTGGGGATTGATAAGCAAGTCGCTGTATTTGGAGAGTATAAACGAGGTTCAAAAGTGGTTTATTTCCAAAACACGCCTAAAATCTCATTTACTTATCTAAACTATCGAAAAGAACGCTATAAATGTAGAGCAGATAAGCAGTCTGGAAGAGTATTCTATTTAGAGAAGGATAATTCTGTTGGGTAGCTTACAATTTGAATTAAAAGGCCTTGAAAAACTTAATGCTAAACTTAAGAAAATCTCTAAAATGGAAGAGATTGAAAGCATCGTTGAAAAAAACGGTGTGGACATGCAAAGGAGAGCGGTAAATAACGCCTCTAAGTTCAGAGGGCATTATGAGGGCAGAGGGAAAAACAAGCATTTTGTCAAACCAACTGGGTCGACAAAGCGTTCTATTTCTGTCAATAGTAGCAAGGTCGGTAGATTTAAATATAAAGTTGCACCAGGCACTAGTTACGCTGCTTATGTTGAGTTAGGTACTCGCAAAATGAGCGCACAACCGTTTATCAAACCAGCTTTTGACGAACAGAAAAAACTATTTAAAGACGATTTGGAGAGGTTGGTTAAATGAAATCAAGAGAGCAAGCAGTTTTTGACAGCGTATTTAAACGTTGTCTTTTTTTGGGTTATAAAACATACGATTACAAACCAGACGACGATGTTCCTTATCCGTTCGTGGAGTTTGAAGATACGACGTCAATACTCGTTCCAAACAAAACGGACGTGAAAGGAACTGTCGAGCTGGTCTTATCGGTGTGGAGTACCCGTAAAAAACGTAAACAAGTATCGGATATGTGTTCGAGTATCCTAGCAGAATCGATGAAGATTGTTGAGGCGGACGGCTATTATGTAGCCTTGAATGTTTCACAATCTACAATATCGATTTTCGATGATAACACGACAATCGAACCGCTAAAACGTGGTCGTGTTCGCTTAGTATTTACAATTTTATAAGGAAAGAGGTTAAAATATGCCAATTGCAAAAAAAGGGATTGATAGTATCCTATTATTTCGCTTGTTAAGTGAAGCAAGCAAAGCGGACGGTGCTAAACTAGCATTCCAAACTGAACACTCAACAGAAAAGAGCCGTGACGCTAACTCAGTCAAAACGAAAGACGGTGTTCTTCAATCAGTCGGTGGTATTGAGGTTTCAATCACTGCTACAACGATCATGGCAGAAGACGATGAGCTTGTTGCAAAATTAGAAACTGCTATGGATAAAGGTGAACTCGTTGAAGTTTGGGAAATTGAGAAAAATGCTAAAAAACAAGGTAACAAATACGAGTCAGTATATTACCAAGGTTATTTAACATCATTCAAGAAAACTAAAAACGCAGAAGACCTAATCGAGTTAGAACTTGAATTTGCGGTAAACGGAACTGGAGTTAAAGGTTATGCAACTTTAAACACTAGTCAAGCAGAAGTGGTTCAATATGAATTCGCTGACACAACAAAAGGAACAGCAAGTCAAGCTAGTCCTGTAGCTGGTGTACCTGGTATCGGTGGTTAGAAATTAAGAGAGGTTTACGCCTCTCTTTTTTATTGTATTTTTTAAGAAAAAGGAGAAAACAACAATGCAATTAACAATTAACGAAAAAAACTACAACGTAAAATTTGGCGTGAAATTCGTTCGTGCGCTCGATAAAGCTTATCCAATCGAACAACAAGGCTTGAAATTCGGAATGGCACTATCTGCTAAAATCCCTGAATTATACGCTAAGAATATCGCTTCATTGGCTGATATTATCTACTATGGAACAGTTACAGAAAGCCCACGCCCTTCATTAACGGATGTTGAAACATACGTTGAAGAGTGCGAAGATCTAGAAAAATTGTTTGATGATGTACTTCAAGAATTAAGCGATTCAAACGCAGGAAAGTCTTTGATGTCGGAGATGAACCAAGAACTCAAGAAAAAATAATTGAGAAATCATCTCTTGAAACGTTCGAGGAAATCATTATAAATTGTGTTCGATTTTTAAACATTACTGACATGAACGAGATAGGTCGTATGACAATGTACGAGTATGACTTGTTGATGACTGGAGTGTTGTTAAGAAAGCAAGATGAAGACGAACTCTTACATCGTTCTGCTTGGTTAACTAGACAGGTAGAAGCTACTAAGTCGGACGGTAAAACTCCTTTGTATAGAAAGTACAGTGATTTTTACAAGAAAAAAGATACTAACAAGCAAAAGTATCAACTCTCAGACGAAGAGAAAGCACTTTTGCTGAGAGCAAATACGTAACGAAAGGAGGTATATAATGGCAGAGACTTATTCAGTCGAGGCGGTATTAACTGCGGTCGATAAGGGAATGAGTTCTACTTTGAACGGCTTACAAAAAGCAATCAACGGACTTCAAAAATCATCGAACGCATTCGATACGATTTCAAATAAGAGCAGTTCGATGTTTAAATCGATGCTTGGTGCCAACCTTGTTAGTTCAGCAATTACATCGGCTTTCGGTAGTGTAAAAAACACACTTGGCGAAATGGTTGGAGAGTTGAATAGCTCAAAAAAGGCTTGGGATACGTTTGACGGAAACCTAAGTAAATTAGGTTGGGGAAAAGACCAAATCAACGAGGCAAAAGAGGCGATGCAGGACTATGCAACGAAAACTATCTACTCAGCCTCAGACATGGCTAGTACGTTCTCTCAAATGGCCGCAATCGGTCGAAACGATAGTAACGAGCTTGTAAAAGCTATGGGCGGTCTAGCAGCATCCGCAGAGAATCCTAAGCAAGCCATGACGTCCTTATCTCAACAAATGGTACAAGCACTAGCTAAACCGAAACTTACATGGCAGGACTTTCGTATCATGATGGAACAAGCTCCAGCAGGTATGAGTGCAGTCGCTAAAGAAATGGGAATGTCATTAAATGACTTGATTATCAAGATTCAAAATGGAGAAGTCAAAACAGATGATTTCGCTGAAGCGTTTAAACGTGCAGGGGCATCCATGCAGGATATGGCTACTCAATACAAGACGATTGACCAGGCACTAGACGGCATGAAAGAAACACTTTCAAACAAACTCAAACCAGCCTTCGATACGTTGTCTAAAGCAGGTATAAAGGCACTTGAGGCAATCATGAACCAACTTGACAAGGTTGATTTCAATAAATTGGCAACAGGGATTGAAAACTTTGTAGGCAAGATTGACTTTGACGCAGTTATCGGAAAAATAGCGTCTTTCGTGAGTTCTGCTAGCGCTAAAATCAAAGAGTTTTGGCAAGGCTTCACAAATACGAGCGCAATTTCTGATTTTAAACAGGCGTTGAGCGAAGTTTGGGAGGCAGTTAAGAAAGTATTTTCTTCACTTGCTGGAGGAGATACGGCTTCATTTGGCGAAAAGGTTGGGAAAGCCTTGAGTGCAGTTTCAAAGGCATTACAGGCGTTTGCTAAAATAGTTCAAAGTCTAAGTCCAGAACAGATAAGAGCTATTGCCACAGCTTTTATTGGCTTTAAAGTGGCACAAAGGTCAACAAAATTATTGGCAAATGCTTTAATCGGTTTGAGCAAAGGAGTAGGCGCAATCAAGGCTGTTTTTGGCGGTTTAGCAATCTTTGCAAGAGTTGCAAAGATTTTAAGTGGTATCGCTAAAGGTTCTCAAGCTGCTAGCTCGGCATTAACATTCTTGTCTGGAAGTTCAAAACTTGCTAAGGGTGCAATGATTGGATTGAATATCTTTAGTAAAGTAGGCGGTTGGATTGGTTCAGCAGTTTCAGCAATTGTTGCTTTCCTCGGACCAGTTGGATTGGTTATTGCTGCGGTCGTGGCAATCGGTGCAGCTTTTGTTATTTTATGGAACAAATGCGAAGGTTTCAGAAATTTCTTTATAGGTCTATGGAACGGCATTGTCAATGTTGCCTCAGACGCTTGGAAAGGTATTCAAGGCGCTTGGAGTGGATTGGTAGAGTGGTTCTCTAATCTATGGAACGGAGTTAAGGAAACAGCATCGAATGTTTGGAATGGTTTCCTAGAAACGGCAAAACCAGTAATTGACGCTATTAAAACTGCTTGGGATAGCATTACAGGGTTCTTCTCAGGACTTTGGAAAGGCATTAAACAATTTGCCTCAAATGTCTGGGAAAGCTTTGTAGAAGGCGCAAAACCAATTGTAGAGGCATTAATGAATGTATGGAACGCTTTATCAGAGTTCTTCTCAACACTTTGGGACGGGATCGTTTCGGTAGCCACAACGGTTTGGAATGGTATTGTTGATGTTGTTAAGTCTGTCGTTGAAGTGATAAAAGGCGTTTGGAACGGTATTACAGAGTTCTTTAGCAACCTTTGGAAAGGTATTACAGAGGCATCTACTATTGCGTGGAATGGTTTTGTTGATTTCCTTACTCCTATCGTTGAAACAATCAAAGGATTGTGGACTGGTTTCCTAGAGTTCATGTCTTCTATTTGGAATAGTATCGTGGAAGTTGCAACTACTGCTTGGAATTTACTACAACCTATCATTGAGACGGTATGGACTGCTATCCAAACAAGTATCTCAACTGCTATTCAAAACATTCAAACTGTTATCACAACAGGTATGCAAGTTGTCCAAGAAGTATGGAATGCGGTTTGGACGGTATTTACAACAATTGTTCAAACTGTATGGACTGTTATTTCAACAGTTATTTCAACCGTTTTGAATGTGATAGCGGGCATTATCAACGTAGCGACTGCGCTTATTAAAGGCGATTGGAGTGGTGCTTGGGAGGCAATTAAAGGTGTAGCCTCTACCGTTTGGGAAGGTATTCAAACAGTTATCACAACTGTAATCAATGCGATTAAAGACATCATTAGTACCGTTTTAGGTGCGATTAAGAATACCGTTTCAGCAATCTGGGAAGGTATTAAGAGCATTTTCACAACAACAATCAATGCGATTAAAGAAACTGTGGTGAATGTTGCCAACGCCTTGAAAGAAGGTTTCTTAGGTGCGATGGACGCACTCAAGGGTGGAGTTTCAAGTGCTATTGGTGCGATTAGTGGTTTCTTTGGCAAATTATGGAACATTGATTTAAGCGGTGCAGGACGTGCGATTATGGACGGGTTCCTCGGTGGGTTGAAATCAGCATGGAATGCAGTTACTGATTTTATCGGTGGCGTTGCTAATTGGATTGCGACTCATAAAGGACCTATCTCGTATGACAGACGATTGCTTATCCCAGCAGGTCAAGCCATTATGGGCGGTTTCAATACTGCTTTAATGAGTGGGTTTGAAGTTGTCAAAGGAAATGTTTCTGGAATGGCGGACGGCATTCGTTCGATGTTCGATGATGCAGGTTCTAGAGTTTCAGCTATGTCAAATGCTTTGCAAGGCGATTTCTCTAACAACGTATCTGGTACATTATCAGCAACTTATGAAGTCAATCAGACTAAAGAGCCAGCGGTTATTAACCTCGCTCTCGGTTCTAATGATTTCAGAGCCTTTGTTTCAGATATTTCAAACGTCCAAAATAAAGAGGAAAGGATAAGATTGAAGGCTTCAAGCCTTTAATGGTGACTTAAATGTATATTTTTAATGACACGACAAAAGGCACACCGACATTTAACTCAGGTCTAGAAGTTCAATTTGGTGGAGTAAGCCTCAATCAAGAAATGAATAATGAGGACGGAACGTTCTTTGTGGCTAACACCACAGGTCGAGACGTCCTCGATTTTAACCATGAAATAACAAAAATAAAAGGGCGAGACGGTCAATACCTCTATGGTGCGACTTACAAAGAGCGTGAAATTGAGGTACAGGTCAGATTAACTGGTTATACTGATTTGGGAATGCGAAAACAATATGAGCGTTTAAACCGCTTGTTGTTTTCTCGTCAAGCTAAGAAATTAGAGTTTGGTGATGACGGAGAGAGATATTACAAAGCAATCTTTTCAAAAGTTAAAAAACCAGAATTGGAAGACGCAAACGACACAGTTATTAAACTACATTTCATTTGCTATGACCCGTTCAAATATACAGAACCTAAAAGTACAGGAAGCAACAAGGTAACTTATAACGGAGACTTTCCAACAGAGCCTATTTTGTACCTTACAACTAAAGAAGGAACTGAAATCCGTATTCTACACCTTGAAACTCAAAAATATATCAGATTAAAAGCTACTTACGTTCAAGATTCAAGTCTGGTAATTAATTGTGAAACTAGAGAAATCACGTTAAACGGCAGAAACGAGTTGAAAAACTTTGATGTGGTTAACAGTCGATATTTCAAACTTCAAAAAGGCGTAAACACATTTCAAGTTGAGGGCGCAACATTGAATGATATCCAGTATAAAGAGGTGTTTGCATGATTTATTTATTCAATCAAACAGAGGAACTGATTGATGTAATCGATGAAGCGAGCCTTGCGGATTTTACACATACGATTGAATTGAATCAATTTGATAGAGCGAGCTTTGAAATCCCTGTAGATTACAAGCCAAGCATTATTAAAGAAGTCCAGTTTTTCGGTTTCCAATCGAGAGACGGGGCTTTTTGCTTGTTTAGAGTTTCTGAGAAATCTTACGATGTCAGCTTGACTATTCAAGGTATAGACAGAGCGGAAAGCGACTTGCATTCATTTATCATCGAGAATAAGCGACCTGGTGGAACTGCTGACCAAGTATTGAGTGGAATTTTAGAAGGAACAGGCTACCAATTAGGGAATGTAGACGGCTTGACTAGAACAGGAAAATTGAGTTTCTACTACATTTCTGTTCGCCAAGCGCTCGTTAAAATAATTGAATCGTACGCTTGCGAGTTCAAGGTTAGATATACCTTCGTTGAAAATAAAATAATCGGACGATACATTGACCTTTATCAAAGCTTCGGTCATTTTACAGGTCATCAATTCGAGTATGGCTCTAACATTCTAGATGTTACCTACGAAGAATCGTCGGATGATGTTGTAACGGCACTTATAGGTCGTGGTAAGGGTGAACAAAGCACGGATGAAAATGGAGAAGCAACGGGCGGTTATGGTCGTAGAATCCAGTTTAAAGATGTTGTTTGGTCTACTGCTAAAGGCGACCCTGTAGACAAACCTGCAGGTCAGAATTATGTAACAAATGACGCTGCAAAAAATATCTACGGTTTGCACCAAAATGGAGTTATTAAGCATCGTTTTGGTGTATATACAAATGAAGATATTGAAGACCCTGCGGAGTTGTTAAAAGCGACTTATAAAGAGCTACAACGACTATCTGTTCCAATTGTTACATTTAAGGCAAATCTTTTAGATTTAGCAAATGCGATTGAAAATGATGTCTGGATTGGAGATAGCGTTGGGATCATAAGAGACCAAATTAGTATCTCTTTTGAGGCTAGAATTCACAAGTTGACAATCGATAAGCTTGATGATAACCGTTCGGTCGCTGAGTTAGGCGACTACCAAACATTACAAGCTAAGGACCGAGCGACACGCCAACAATCTATCAGAGATGCAGTGAGCGGTTTTAGCGAATCGATATTTCACGAATCTATTGCGAGAGAAGTCGAAAGACGCAACAAAGAAATAGACGAGAAAGTACGAGTCATAGAGCTTGAAATTGACAATGTTATAAAAGAATACAAAAACAAATCGGAAGAGCTTGGCGCTAAAATTCAAGAAGAAATGGAAAAAGAGCGTCCAGAGTTTGTTAAGCGTATTCGAGAAGAGTTGATGAGCGGTGCGGACTCAATCGCTGAATTGAGCAAGAAATTAGAACAGGTCAGCGAGACCGCAAGAATTAACGCAGGTTTGATTGGTGGAGACGGTACTGCTATATATAACAAAAATCGCCTCAATGGTAGCACGGCTAAAAAAATTGCCTATGGTACTGATTTTGTCGAAGTTGGACATAATGGAGAAGGTTTTGAGTTAGGTAAACAGTACGTGATAAGCTGGGCTGCAACATGTACGCCTTACGGAAAAACGGATATAACTGTTATGGTAAACAAAACACCGTTTTATGGTGGACTTGTTCATTTAACGCCTGTCAACTCAGTTCTGCCAGAGATTGACAAAGACTTGACTCAAAAAGAGGAAAAAGTCTTAGCAGTTTACAACGGTGCTTATCGATTGACCTTCACAGGCGATTGGTATCAGAACATAGAGCATTCAATTATGGTTGACAATCGGACAAATCGATTTGAGTTAGAACCAGTCTACAAGACTATTGCGGACGGGCAAAATTCGATATATGACGGAAGTTGGAACGAGAGTCCAACATTTATTTTTGACGGAGGTGCATCATGACGGAAACTATTCCAATTAGAGTACAACACAAGCGTATGTCAGCGAGCGATTGGGCAAACAGCCCTCTTATCTTGCTTGACGGTGAGTTAGGTGTTGAGAGCGACACGGGAAAAGTTAAGGTCGGAAACGGACGTGACCGTTTCCAAGACTTACAATATCTAACAGGACCAAAAGGCGACAGAGGAGAGCGTGGCGAACAAGGACCAAAAGGTGCGGACGGAGTTCTTCGTTTTGAGGACTTAACAAGTCAACAAAGAGAAACATTAAAGGGAGCGCAAGGACCAGTAGGACCAGCGGGACCAATAGGACCTCAAGGCCCGACAGGACCAGCAGGAACTCAAGGTCTCAAAGGGGAGACTGGCTCGCCTGGGCAAAATATTATCAATCAAAATGGCGGACAGCCATTGAAATATTGGGCAGGAACAAAGGCACAATATGACGCAATCGCCAATAAAGACGAAAACACTATCTATGATATTTACGCATCATAGGGGGAGGCGATATTGTGCGAGAAGGAATTTATGTAGGTAACAAGGAAGTTGCTAAGCGTTATATTGGTAATAGTCTGGTTTGGGAAAAATTAAGATTGTTATTTAGCGGAAAAGAAACGATATTCTATAATTCATTCACTAGGGAAGTATCTATAATGAATCAAGAATTATCTTTAGAGAATGTAAAATCTATTGAAATAAACGGACAAAAAATAGCCGTTTCTAGTGTTAGAAAAGGAACAAACCTTACCGTATTCAAATTCGTTGATAGTGCAAAGGAGTTTGAACGAAAAACGAATTTCAAACGAAGCACACCTTATTACCAAGGGATTGATATAAAAGTATACGGAGGGGAATAAATGGACATCACTATTCAAAACGTCCGTGCGCCTGCTCTTGAGCATAACGGGCGATATTACAAAGTGTTCCAGCCACAATCAAAAGACGAATTGCTGAAATTGCATCATTTGGGATGTGCTGGGGATACCGTGATAACGGACATTCAGATTGAGCAAGGAGATTTTCCTACTAGCTTTGTTGAGCCTATGATTACACAACGGACTTTGTCTGGACTATTTAAGGATATGAGGTCAATCGAGCTAGAAATGAGAGACCAAAACAGTACGCTTTGGAGTAAAATTCAAAAAAGCAACCAAGGTGCATTGACACAGTTTTTCGACACAAATGTTAAGAGTGCTATTGCACAAACTGCCAACGAGATTAGGCAGGAAGTGCGAGATGCATCAAATAGTGCAAGAGTTCAAGTTACATCGGAAGGTGTGACAATCGGTTCTACTACATTAACGGGCGAACAGTTAGCCTCTACCATTTCCACAAGCCCTAGAGGAGTTGACATCATCGCCCCTAAGATTAAGGTTAAGTCCGACATGATTGTGGACGGTGCGATAACCTCAAGCAAGATTGCTGCAGGGTCAGTTACTGCCAACGCTCTAGACGTCGGCTCGGTTACGGCTGATAAGATTAAAATTGATACTGCATTAATTCAAAGGCTAGTATCACAACAAGCGTTTATCGATGAATTGTTCGCAAAGCAAGCAACAATTACAAAAATCAAGAACGTTGATTTCACAGGAGACCATATTAAAGGAGGACGCATTTCCTCGCTAAATGGAAATACTACGTTCGATTTGCAAACAGGGCAGATTGATATTAACGGTTTTGGCGTGGGGATAAGAAACCAATTTCCAAACCGTCCCTTGCAGTATCTTGCGTTTGGTGCTGGGAACATCAACGGTGTTGAGGGTTCATACACAGCATTATTAAGTAATCGAAACGGATTGCAACAAATGGACCACACGATAGCAGGACTACAAATATGGAATGGTCGAAGTGGAAGCGATGTTAAAAGTGCCGTCAACATGTACGGTCAAAGAATAACATTTAACCAGAGCGCACAAGCTGGATTGAAAGAAGTGTCTATTGATACAGGCACACACACCCTTGCAGGAGTTGACGAGATTGTCATTCAAGGAGTGCGATTGTCGTTGATTTTAAATGACATTTACGACAACTTTAGAAATCTTGGTGCAAAAGCTGGCAACTATACTCGTGGTTATCACGATAGATGGAAATAAGAGAGGCGAAACATGAATATACAAGACAAAGTGATTAACGATTTAGCAATTCAACTAGCAAATAAAACTATTGAATGCGCAAATTACAAAGCCTTATATGAAGAGGCACAATCACAACTACAACAACTACAACAAGAGAAAGAGAAGGAACAATAATTTATGACATTTAAAGTTATCAACAAATATTTACAAGAAAACAACCGCACTTTCGTTGCAATTCGTCAAGAGGCGCCATATACGGCTTTTGACCGTGTTTTGATTG